AGGCATCACCACGCATGTCTGAGACGCCTGGTCGTAATACCAAGTCCACGGCTCAATGTTGTCTGCACACTCCACCCAGAACAGCGGATCCCCAACAGGATACGTCTCAGCCTGCACATCGACGATGCAAGCCCCATTTGGGATCTCGGTGTAAATAGGCTGGTTGCCAATCCATCCGGTAATTGCCTTGGCCGGTTGGCGAATATCAACTTGTGCGTATTTCATGTTGTATCCAATCAGGATGTTGTGCCCAGAACAACAGTGCTGGAAGATGAGTATCCACTAGCGTTTTTATACGCAACGTATGCGGTGGTAGGTTGCGCCCCAAGTGGCGTCCAAGGATTCGCATTGGTTACAGCTAGGTTGGTTTGCAACACGTCTCTTACGTTTGTGTTGGGCACAAACCCACCAGTTGCAATAGATAAATAACCTTTAACGCTTGTAGTACCGCCACCACTCCATGCTCTAGAAGACGTGGACAAGAACAATGGGAAAAGAAGGCTGTTATAGGGGAACGAATCAAACGTAGGCACAGTCCCAGAAACGGTTGCCTCTCCCAAGGCGTATCCGGTATTAAATATAACCTGCGTTGCAGAAGGAGCTACTGCGCCATCAACATAACTGCCGCCATAAGATCCATTGGATTGAAATACTGTCGTGTCTGAGCTCTCGCAATTTACAGGCGTGCCAAACGTGGGCACGGTTCCAGAAACAGATACCACAACCATTTTTGAGCGCCCAGAGCTTCCCCCAGTTGCCGTGGCTTGAGAGTAACACAAGAACACAGACGTAGAGGACAAGGCAACTGCCGAATGAACCTGGGTGTAAGTGCTAGTTCCCAGGTTTACTTTTGTCCCAATGGTCATGGTTGTGCCGCTAACCGTAACGATCTGGCAGGACATTGACCCTGAATACCCATACGGAAAAGAGTATGAATTAGTAGCAGAATCGTTATAAAAAAGAGCAAACGATGTATCTGACAACCGGCAAATAGTTCCATTATATAAAATGGAATTGGTAGAATTTGGTATACTAAGGCCAGTAGCTGACGGTGTACTTGCGGCTGAAGGCGTTCCAAACGTAACAGTCGTTCCTGAAACCGTACACACTAAGATGCGCTGAGATGCAGTATAAGAAGTGCCACAACAGTTACTGGATGTAACGTAACCATTAAGCAATACTGCAAATGCTGTATTACTAAGACGAATTATTTTTACATTGCTGGAAGGGGTTCCTCCCAGATTTAATACGCCGGAACTTTGAATAGAACCAAAGGTAATTGTGCTGCCGGATATAGTGGCCGCTTGCGTATAAAGGGTACAGATGCCACCTGCGGCAGCTGCCCACCATCTCACAAATAGAGTAGATGTTAGTCCGACCATTCCGTATGTTGTTGCCGAATTGGTTGGCGTTGGAGTGGTGGTGGTGGTAGTAATGCTCGCGGTGTCGTATTTGAAAAACTGCTGCGGAGCACCTACCAACTCAACCGCCCATTGCCCGGCAGATGTTGACTTGTCAGTAATCTGTACAGTTGCGATCTGCGAAATCGGAATGTACCCAACCGTGGTGCCAGCAGAGTTGCGAAGTTCTAGGTTGGCTCCATAAGGAGATCGGTTCTCAATCACAAACGGGTTAGAACCAGCCGTCATAGTTGTCGCATCAGGCAGCGTCACATAGCTGTTGGTGAAGCTACTGATCTGGCAAACCTGGTACTGCGAGGAAGAAGATGTCAGCGTGATTGCGCTAGAGCTAACCGCGTTGGTCGTGGCACCAGAGAACCCACCACCGCCTCCACCAATAGGAGTTCCGTTAACAGTTGGCGTGTTAACAAAATCCACTACTTGTGCAGAACTGATCGTGACAGCCGTAGTCGGCGTAGCCCCGGTCTGGAGTACTAGCGTGCCAGTAGTGTCGGCTGTGACCTTATACGCGGTCGTGGTCGTTGTGCTTGCGCTAATAGTTGACATTTAGATCACCACCCATTGTTGGCCTGCAGATACCGTCACCGTAGCGCCAGACGCCACAGTCATCGGCCCGACAGAGAATCCGTTGTTTCCAGCGCCGATTGTAATGTTGGACGATACTGTTGCACTGTTAATATGAATGCCGTTGCTGGTTACGATGTTTGGAGCCGTCAGCGTCGAGGTAGTCGTGTCAAAAGTAAACCCAGACACCCCGCCAAAAGAACCCGAGTTATTGAACTGGACCTGCGTATTAGACCCGCCAGGAGTCCCGCCACCACCACCTGCAGTAGCCCAAGACAGCGTGCCTGACCCGTTTGTTGACAGGACTTGCCCAGATGTTCCATCTGCAGCAGGCAGTGTGTACGTGGTCGAACCTGCAGCTGCAGCACCCTGGAAGCCGACATACCCAGAGCTGGAGCCATACATACGCAGGGTTGTAAAGTAACCAGTGTTCTGCGTCGTTGCCCCGACCGTGCCAGTCAAAGGACCAGCCAGGCCAGCTGCCGTCAGCGTGGTGCCGTTGAACGTCAAGTTAGAGGAATCTACTAAATTGCCTCCAGTACTTGCATACGTCACACGACCAGAAGTCAGCGATGAGTCAGTGAAGTTAGCGGCCGTAAGCGTGGTGCCATCAAACGTAAGATTGGCCGAACCTGCAAACACGCCAGCATTATTAAACTGAACTTGCGTGGTAGATCCGCCAGGGGTGCCGCCAACCGTAGACCAAGACAGAGTGCCAGAGCCGTGTGTAACTAGCGCATATCCAGCTGTGCCATCTGCAGAGGGGAGCGTGTAGGTGGTTGAACCAGCAGCTGCAGCGCCTTGGAAGCCCACATATCCAGATGACGAGCCATACACCCGTAGTCCGGTGAAATAACCAGTGTTCTGGGCCGTCGATCCAATGGCGGGAGGCGAAGCTAAGTAATTACTGAAGCCCGTACCCGAAACAGTCGAGGATGCCGACAACGTAGTGAACGCACCAGTATTTGCGGCACTGGATCCAATTGCAGGTGGCGAAGCCAAGTAATTACTAAAGCCAGTTCCAGACACCGTAGAAGAGGCTGACAATGTGGTGAACGCACCAGTATTTGCCGTGCTTGAACCAATCGCAGGAGGAGAAGCTAAGTAGGTACTAAAGCCCGTGCCGGATACCGTCGAAGAAGCTGACAGTGTGGTGAATGCACCAGTCGTAGCCCCAGTCGCCCCGATCGGGCCAGAGAACCCAGCAGCCGTAAGAGTAGTACCGTTGAACGTGAGATTGGCCGAACCGCCAAAGACTCCGGCATTATTAAACTGAACCTGCGTTGTGGAGCCGCCAGGAGTGCCAGCTGCAGTGGCCCAGGATAGAGTGCCTGATCCATTGGTGACCAAGGACTGCCCTACCGTTCCGTCCGCTGCAGGGAGCGTATAGGTCGTAGAGCCAGCGGCTGCTGCGCCCTGGAACCCAACGTACCCGGAGCTAGACCCGTACATCCGCAGGGTAGTGAAGTAGCCCGTGTTCTGAGTCGTAGCACCAACAGTACCAGTCAGCGGACCAGACAGCCCGGTAACCGTCAAGGTAGTGCCGTTAAATGTCATGTTGGCGGAGCCGCCAAAAACCCCGCCGTTGTTAAACTGAACTTGGGTGTTACCCCCGCCCGGAGTGGAGATTGCAGTGGCCCAGGACAGAGTACCCGTGCCATTGGTCTGCAAAAACTGACCGTTCGTACCATCAGCTGCTGGCAAAAGGTATGTGGTTGATCCTGCGTCAGGCGAACCCCGTAGGCCAATATAGCCAGAAGACGTCCCATACAAACGCAAAACACTAAAGTAGCCAGTATTCTGAGACGTTCCTCCAATTGCCGGGGGAGATGCTAGATAGTTAATAAACCCCGTACCAGACACAGTCGAGGAGGCTGATAGCGTGGTAAACGCGCCAGTCGTTGCGCTAGTTGCTCCGATCGGCCCAGTGAATCCACCAGCGGTAAGCGTCGTTCCGTTAAACGTTAGGTTTGAGCTGTCTTGCAGTAAACCACCAGTACCAGCATAAGTCACACGGCCGGACGTAAGAGCGGTATCAGTAATAGAACTAAAAACGGCAGACCCGTTGTAGTTACCAATCTTTACAAAGTCAGAACCATTCCATGCACAAAGCGCCGATTCACCTTTGATAATCGTTACGCCAGTGGTCGGACCCACGCCAACCAACTTAATACTCTGGGTGCTACCCGAGTTGTTGATAACCGTGTAAATCTTGGACTGTGCCGGGGCCGTGATGGTCCTGGTCGCCGTGCCTGAGGCAGTCCACAAGATAATCGATTGCCGAGCCTGGTTGGCAGCGCCCGTGGTGGTGGTAAGGGTTACGTCGGCATCAGTACTGAGCGTGGTCGTGCCTGCAACGGCCGAGTCCAACAAGGACGTGAGACCGTTGTTGACCGTATCGCCCCAAGTACCGGAGAGGTCTCCCGTGACAGGGAGAACCAAGCCAAGTAATGAGGTATAGGATGAAGGCATTTTTAGTCCTTACGAATTCGTATTGATATTTTGCCAGTTTGCGGGCTGTGTGTTATCAATTACGGCCCACCCTGGCGATTGAGTTGTCCCAATTTCTGTCCACCCGGCAGACTGCGTATTTGGCACCTGAGTCCACATAACCAGCTCCTTAGTTAGATGAACGTATGAGGGCAGAGGTAGCCGTGTTCTGCGGCATCACCACGGTGAAGCTGCTTGAGCTCTTGTCAGACCCAAAATCCAGAACGGCAATTGATTTATTTCCCTTGGAGACGTTATAGATCAACGCACAGCGCGCCGTCACATTAGCCGCAAACGCCACGTTGTTGAAGTTGACGTAGGCTGTATACCCAGAAGTGGATATCGTCGCGCCAGTCACCACAACACCACCAGCCACGTAGCCAGAACCAGTCACTTCGTTGGTTGAAGAGTACACGGTAGTGTCTGCGTTCAAGTCCGCATTGGCGTTGTAAAGAGCCATCTTCAGGGTGTCCGACGTCAAGTTGTGGACGGCCTGATATAGCTCTTTCTTGAAGCTGGTGGTTTGGGTTTGAACAATGCTCATGAGACAGGAATCCTAACTTGGCCATCTCGGTATGCATCCATACGCTGTTTGCCATCGCCCAGGTTCTTGAGAAGAGCAATTGCCTGCACATACCGATCGTTGTACAGCTTCAGCATGTCCTGCTCTGCCTTCATGTATGTAGCGGCTTCCATGATCGTGCCGTACAAAAGTGCAGAGTCAAAATTCTCACCCAGCCACGTCGTTTGGTCTGCGGCATCTACGATCGACTCAGGCAGATAGAAGTAGTGCAGCTCAAAAGAATATGCCGCGTCTGGCGTGGGACCAAGGATGAAGGCTAAGTAGTCTTCATTGTCAGACCTGGGGCCAAAGATTGCGTAGTGCTTTGGCTTGCCACGGAACGCCGCCGCTGTGCTGGGATAGGCTTCACGGATGAAGTTAACGTCTTTGTTTAGCAAGTACAAATACTCGCTATCAGAGATCACGGCAATGGAATACACCGACAAAAAATCAGTCGGGCACTGCAAGTACATGTTCCCAACAGTCGCCGTGCCGGTCACGTTCTTACGCAAGCTGGCCAGCTGAACAGAGTTGTAAATACGCTGTTCAGCCTGCCTAATAAAGACATTCATGTTATCTGTGGGAAACGAGTTCTCACAGTAATCGTTGACTTGGGTAACCAGCTCGTCGTAGGTCATATAAACCTCAGGCCATCGGGCCGCGTGCCATCACACCTTTGGTAGCCGCACCAGTACCACGGATCTTGATGCCATCCGTCTTGATTGGCTGGTCGCCTGCAGCTTTGCTAACAGCACCAACAGACAAGTTGTACGTGTCCAGCTTGCTACGATTGGGGCTCTTGCCAGGATTGGTTTCAGCCTTCACAGCCTTGCCACTCATGGTATGAGGCTTAGCGTAGACGTCGGCTTGGCCAACTTCTTTGCCCATAACTTTCTTGCTAAATGTGGCCATATCAGCCTCCACGGGTAGAAGATTTCTGGTTCATGGCACGAGCCAGGTTACGGCCGTACTTCTTCATGTTTGCAGAAGTGACACCACCCTTGGCCAGCTTGGTCATGGGCTTGCCAGGATGCATCTTGGCTTCGTGCTTATGCACGGCAGATGCCACCATCTTCTTGTCTTGCGCTAAGTCTTTTTTGTCCATTTCTGGCTCCTTTAAGATACCGATACTGTACCAACACTTGTCGTCCCAACCAAGTAGTTTGGGGTGAGACCAACATCAAAAAAACTAGATCCGCCAACCGGAGCCCAGCCCCACTGGATATCCCGGGAACCACCAGAAGGGAAGCCATTTGCATCCAATCCAGCGGTGTAGTACGTCGTGTCCGGTCTTGGCTGACGCACGGCCTGCGGATCATCAACCGGGTACATGCCCAACTGCAACTGCGGCTGGTCAGGATCCCAGCACTCCGGGCAAACCTTCAACTGGTACAGCTTGGTCTTGATGACCTCAAACTTGAGCTGCTTGAGCTTGAAACGAAAGCCACAGCGATCGCACTGCGAGATCGCAAATTTGCCGGATGAGAACCTTTGGCCCATTACGGGGTACTCCCGCCAATGAACTGCTGGCGAGGCACAAACCGTAGCGGTGCCTTCTCATGATCTTCACCTGCGGCCAGGGCAAACTGCTCGTCATAAGCAGCCTTTAGCATATCTACCCGGGGCATCAGCTCAGGAACCTTCATGGCAATGTAGTAGGCCAACCCAGCTGCTACGGCCGGCAGGAAACGGAAGTTCATGTCCCCCGTCTGGATACCTGATCCAGCGTCTTGGATACGACGCATGCGCCAGTAAACAAACTGATAAGTTGTGGAGCTATCAGGGGTTGGCCAAACTGTTACAGCTGGCAACTGGGGAACAAACACAGCCGTGCCGGTTGTATGGGTAGCCGCCGTCGTATTGTTCTGGGCCCGGAAACACCCACCCAGCGAGTTGCCGTCGATGTAACCGTAATAAATGATCTCTGAATCCAGCTTGATGTAGCCAGCGCCCGCAAGACCCACCGTAGAGCTTAGAGGAATGGTGGTTGCGGTAGCGTTTAGAGCACCATCCAACGTCAAGGTAGTCGGGTTAGTTTCGCCAGACAAGCGCTGAATCCAGACCTGGATGGGGCGGGCCTGGGTCAATTTGTTAGGGATCGTCGCATAGGTCGAAACGCTAATACGAGAGATCGTCAAGTCGGCCTGGGTGGAGGAAACGTTGGCCCCCGTACGAATAACCTGGTCCAACAAGTCAATTGTGTCCAGCGGCAACGGGTACGTGCTCAGACCTGGAACCAGCGTAATAGAACCTTCTTCAATGGTCCACATGTTCAGGCCACGGTTGGCCCACTCAATGGTCATCAGGTTCATGGACCGGCGAGCTGTACGCAGGTCGTAACCAGTCCGCATCTCACGACCGGCACGCTCCCATGCTTCCTCGGCTAATTCCGTGAACTCAAGGTTAAATGCGGTGGTGCCAGTCGTGTAGCTCATTTCATTGCAGCCCGGATGTTATCGACCATGTTGGGATAAGGACGGCCAGCAGCCTTGGCAGCAGCTTTAGCTTTTGCCTTCTTGGCAGAGCTCAGCTTCTTGGGAGCGCCCAGGCTTTCAGGACGCGGCTTGCTCCAGACCTCACCACCCTTGGCATACTGGGTGAAGTCAGTGTTATCCCGGCGAGCTTTACGCTTACCGCTGGGCATCTTAGAGGGGGCAATGTCCCCCATGCCGCGACTGGCCATCATGTTATTTCCCCTTGGCGTAACCGCCGCCGCACATCACCATCGTGCCACGGGTCTTGCCACGCTCGGCAATACCATCTGCACGACGAGAAGCGGAAGAGATAGATCCACCGCCAGCCTTCTTCACAGGCTTTCTGGGGCGAGAAGAACCCATGTCAGGTTCCTGCGGGACGGGAACACCAGAGCCTTCCGTCCAAACGGAATCACCCTTGGTCTTTTTCTTTTCCAGTTCTTCGTCGTACATGGTCAGCTCCTTAGCACTTGCCGCCGCGCTTCATGCCTTTGGTAGAGCCAGCCATCTTGATGACTTTGCCCTGGGTCTTTCCCTTGGTAGCAACGCCATCGCGGCTGGGAGCAGCCGTCTTAACCTTGCCCATGGGAGTCGTTGGGGTTTTTTTCTGAGTAGCCATAGTTACACCACCTTTTGAGAATTTGCGGCCTTTGTCCGCCTTGCTGAACTCTCGCCCCACGGACTGTGGGACGCCTGCTTTCTTCGCAAATGCCGGGTTATGCGCCACGGCTTCCATGAAGTTATGTTGTTTCTTGCTAACCGAGGGCACTTTTTTGCTCCCTGATAAACGAATCAATCTTGCTCTCTAGACGGTCGATCCGGTCCAGAACCCGATTGATGTCGTGGTGGACATCCACCTTCGTCACATATTCCTTGGCGACCTCTTCCCTTGTCCGGTTCAGGAGAATCTGTAGCCGGGAGATTTCCTCCGACTTTTCCTTCAGATTCCAACCTAGCAACCCGAGCAATGTAGTCAGCAAGGCGTTCCACAACATCATTTCCATGATCAGATCATCCGGCCTTTGGTCTTTCCACGCTGGGCAATACCGTCAGCACGCTTGG